TGGAGAAGATGATGTCCGGCTTGTATGAGGTGAACGTTCATGTTCCTGATTCGAGTCGTGAACTGGTGTCCGCCGTGAACGATCTGCGTCGTGAGGTCGCGGGCTTCCGTGACGGTATCGGCGGTGAGATCAGTCGCAACAGCAGTCCTTGGCCCAGCAAGCGTGATTTCGTCCGTGATGTATTGGAGGCCAATCGTGGCAGGTGAGCTTGCGTATGTCAGTGGTCTGACCGGTAAACGGTTCGACGTATCGGATTATGAGACCGTTGATTTCGAGGGCGCGTTGGAGTTGCGTGGCCGTGAATGGGATTACGCGGTGCGTAACGGTGGATTGACTGGTGTTTCGAGGAAACGTCGGGAGATTTCCGTTGACGTGCATTACGGTGATGCGGCTGCGTTCGACTCGTTCATGCGGACGGTTGACGCTGATCTGGCCGTAGGCAAGCCGGGACGGTTGGAGGCTGTGAATGGTGCGGGGGAGGTTTGGACCCAATCGTGTTATGCGGTGAAGTCCGAGGCTTCCTCGCATCCGGGTTCCTCCGACCCGGTGTGCGCGCTTTCGTTCGTCTTGCTGGATGGCGTATGGCGGCACGATGCCGTTACCGTATCGTATCAGCCTGCGTCCGGGTCTGCGTTGTCCGGCTTGGATTTGCCGACCGACATGGGCTATGATCTGGCTGTTTCGCGTCCGTCATGCATGGTGTCTAATCGCATGCGTGTTCCGATGCCGTTTCGTCTGGTCATATATGGGGCTGTTTCGAATCCGTCGTTGACGATTGGCGGGAACGTGTACCGGTTGAATGGTGATGTTCCGGCTGGCGCTTACGTGGTGGTTGACTCGTTGAGGAAGTCGATCATGCTGCATGATGCGGATGGTTCTTTGCGGAACGTGTTTTCGTGGGGTGTGCGAGGTTCCGGTTTGAATCGTGGACAGTATGTTTTCCAACCTGTTCCGGCTGGTTCGAGCGTGGTTGAGTTGGGTTCCGGTTTCGGTTTTGATTTGACGGTTGTCGAGGAGAATGGGGACCCGACTTGGTTGATCTGATTTGCGCTGACGAGAATGGCGTGCCGTTCCATGCGGTTTCGGATTGCGTGTTTGATTGCGCGTGGGGGTCTGGTGAGAATGATTTCGAGCTGACGTTGTCTGACGGTACGGTGCTGCCTGACCGTGGTCTTGTCTATGTGGATGGGACCGAGGTTGGCGGCATCGTCGATCATATGAAGGATGAACTGTCGGACGGTGTGAGTGTCGTAACGTATTCCGGTCGTAGTTGGCATGGCATGTTGGCCGGTAAGGTGTTGCAGCCGGATTCGGGGCAGGATTATCTGAAGGTGTCCGGCCCTGTGAATCAGGTGTTGTCGAACCTGTTGGCCCGTATCGGCCTGTCTGACATGTTCAAGGTCCGCGCGGATTCCACGAAAACGATTCCAACGTTCAAGTTCGACCGGTATTGCACCGCGTATGATGGCATCCGCAAAATGTTGGCGGCGAATGACCTGAAACTCATGTTTCAGGAGGTTGACGGCACTGTATGGATGTATGCCAAGCCGATTGTTGACCATAATGATACGGTTGATTCCGATCTGGTTGATTTTTCCATCACGAAGGATTACCGGCGTACCAACCATATGATCGGCTTGGGCAAGGGTGATTTGAGGAATCGTCTGGTCGTCCACTATTATGCGGATGGTTCCGGCAAGGTGTCCAATACGCGCACGTTCGGTGGTCGTGACGAAATCGCCGCAGTCTATGATTATTCGTCCGCCGAGAAGGACGAGTTGGACAAGCAGACGAAGAAGCAGTTGCAGGATTTGCAGGGCGCTGGCGCTGTCGATGTGACTGTGCATGACGGCTTGTCGCTTGATGTGGGCGATAGGGTCGCGGGCTGCGATCATGTCACTGGTCTGACGGTTACTGCCGTCGTGTTGAAGAAGATCGTGAAACTGTCTGGCGGCTTGCTGTCCGTATCGTATGAGGTTGGCGACGCGGCTTCCTCGAAGACGGAATATTCGAATTATACGAGTTCCTCTTCGTCTTCGGGTTCGACTGGTGGTGGCGTGTCTTTGACGGCTGGCCGTGGCCTGTCGATTTCAGGCGGCACGATCAACGCGGAGGTCGCTTCCGAGGATTTGGATGCTGTCAGGCAGGTTGCCGATGCGGCGAACAGGACGGCTTCCGGTTTCGCGGCGCAGATCGGCAAGGCGAATCAGACCTCCGAGGATGCGAGGAACGTCGCCGATGCGGCCAAGAGCGTGGCCGACAGTGCGAAGTCGGGCATGATGACCGATGACGAGCGGTCGAAGCTCGCTTCGGTCGAACGGGGCGCGAACGCCTACACGCTGCCGAAGGCGTCCACGGACGTGTTGGGTGGCGTGAGGGTGGACGGTTCCTCGATCGTGAGCGTGGATGGTGTCATCAGCGCGCATGTCGGCGGCGGCGCTTCCGGGAGGGTCGTGTTCCCAATCGGATACGTGGTCCAGAACACGACCGGTGTCAACCCTTCCGTTGATTTCGGCGGCACGTGGAGGCAGTTGCCTTCGCTTGGTTGTTTTACGTTTGAAAGGATAGGCTAGTGAAATCTGACGGTTACTCGAAGTACGTGTGCGACAAGTGCGGTAAGACCGCTTATGTCGCCGCCGGTGACACGGAGGCGCGTGAATGGTTCACCGTGCGCCGCTATTCGGCTGGCAAGGCGACCCGCATCGCGGATGATGTGCCGCCCGACATCTACGAATTGTGCTCCAAATGCAACACGTCTTTCATGACGTTCATGCAGAAGGATGACGCTTCGTTTGAAGCATGGTTGAAGGAGGTCGGACAGTGACCATCGAACTGGTTGACGGCAAGGCCGGCACGGCTCATATTTCAAGTGAGGACAAGGCGATCATCCATCAGGCCAAGTTCTCTAAGTCCGACGTGGTGTTCGACTGGGGCGACGCGTTCAAGTGTTCGATGAGTTCGTCCAACAGGGCGACGATCGGCACCGGCTGCGCGTCGATTCAGGGTTTGGACTGGCATATCACGGCGGCGGAATCCGTGACGATCTCCAACGGGTCGCAGGGTATGAAACGCAATGACATCATCTGCGCGCACTACCATCGCAACGCTTCCAACGGCAATGAGAATGTGGAATTGACTGTGTTGAAGGGCACGCCGAACGCGACGGCTGCCGCTGACCCGACCATTCCGTCAGGGAAGATACTGTCCGGCGCGGTTGACGCGTACATGCCGTTGTGGCGTATCCCGCTTGACGGCATCACGGTCGGCACGCCGGTGCGCCTGTTCACGCCGAGGGGGGCTTTGTGGGATTCCGTAACCCAGACATGCCAACTGAAATTTCAGGACACCTCATCGTTCGTTCCGGCTGCTTATGGCGCTTCGAGCACCATCACGGTCAAAGACGGTCTGATTTTCGTGGACCTGGCTTCGTTCCGAAGCACCGTGAAAGTAGGCGATTTCACTGTCTGGCTGTTCAAAGCGGGCGTGAAGCCCTCCAGAACGGTCAATCTTGGGTGCGTCGCGAACGTGAACGGCGTCGCGTATGGCAAACAGGCGAGGTGGAATACTGACGGGTCGGTGACGATTATCGGAGGCGTAGGCTCGTCCGATATCGTCCAATGCTTCCAGAGGATCATTCCGGTGCCTGATGGTGTGGAATTCGTCTAGGCCGCCATCCAACAGCCGTGCGCCGTGGAGTAGGCGGATTTCGGGTCGCCTAGCATCTGCACCTTCCCGTCACGCATGACAAGCAGACTGAAACCGCAGGACGGGAACGCGATGATGCTCATATCGGCGAGCGGGCGGAACGCTTCAGGGATGGTCTCATTCGCCGTCGAGTAGTTCTGCTGTCCACTGCCGGTGAACTTGACGTTGCCGTTGACCGTGACGATACGTCCGACGCGACACAGAGTGAGGCTGTCGTTCGTATACGGCGGTTTCCATTGCTGGGTTACGGAAAACTATCCTCATGGGATCGGATAGCAGAGCGAGCCGACGCAATTCTGATTGCTGCCAGCGGCTCCCATGTTCGCGCATCGGATGGTTCCGTCCGGCTTGACGCTGAGCATTCTCGCCGTCTGCCCGTTCGACACGCACACCATTCCATTGACCTCGACAGGTGGGCGCAATTCGGCGGGCAGCACGTATTCGCATTGCACTGAATCCCAACTGCCATTACCGATATTGCCGGAATATCGGACGAGCATCATCATGCCGGCGCGGATGACCGTGAAGCCCCTCGCATTGTACAGGGTTACGGAAAGCTATGACTGCTGCTTGAATGCCACCCAGTAAACGCGCACGGGTTGCTGATCATTCACCCACTCGTGATTATCCGCACGGCGAATACGGAAACGCAATCTGCTGTCGGTCATGTCCCAAAAGAACGCTTCGAAAATCCTTCCCGCGGCATCCGACATACCGTTCGGGCACAGCTGGCACAATACGAAAACGCCATCGGTCGTTCGGAATGGATTATCGGCCGTCACCATGCCGTCGCGGTCGGTGGCGGCATTAATCAATCCGCAATGGGGTACGGAATGCTATCAGCAGGTCAATATGAGTTTCTGCCATGCTTTCTGCATGTCCTTGAGGACGCTCAGATCGGGCTTGAGGTAATACCGTGCGGTGGTTTATATGTCGGAGTGTCCGAGCTGTCGTGCGACCACGCTGATGTCGGTTCCGGCCTTGATCGCCAACGTGCCGAACGTGTGGCGTAGGTTGCGTGGAGGCACGCAGGGCAGGTTCATGCGCCTGCACCAACTGCGGTAGTGGTTTGCCACTTGGTTCGCGTTCAGGTTGCCGACCAGTCGGCCGGTCTTTGTGCCGTGGCGTAGTTCCGCCAATCGTTTGACCGCGAACCGTGGCAATGCGACGGTTCGTCGGCTCAGATCGGTCTTCGGTTCGGTGACGGTCTCATGGCCTGCCACCCATTGCACCGACCTTTTCACCGTGACCGTGCCGCGTCGCAAGTCCAAGTCGGCCCATTCGACACCCACGCTTTCGCACCGGCGCAATCCGGCGCACACGGACACCAATAGCCATGCTTCCAATGGATGCCCGTAGAAGCCTTTCAACAGTCTGCGTACTTCCGGAACGGACAGCACTTGCGGCTCGTAG